CACCGAACCTGAGCGCCCATACAGCCGACCTGAGTAGCCCCACACGGTCAGATCGTGGCTGATTTGAACAACGTCGCCACGGTTAGCCGTCCAGCCCTCGATGTCAGTTTCCCAGCTTGTGCGCCGACGATGCCAGATTTGCGAAGCGGCTAACAGATTCGCTTTCTTGCCAGCCATCGTAGCGTTCGTGCAACCCTCAAAATCCAATTGCAGCGGATTGGTCGTGGTCGTTGCGCCCGGCACCGTGACACGCACCTCGTCCATCTGATAGTCGCGGGCCTCATTGGCAAAGTTAACGACGATCTCGTCAACATTGCCCTCGTTGAGATACTCGACCTTAAATGACCCTGCCTTGATATTAAAAGGCCCGAACATCGCCGTGACCGGCACATCGGCTGCATCCCAAACCACCCCCAACTTCCCGCTTTGCCATGTCGGAGACGCGTACCCTGCCAAAGCAATCGTCTGCAAAACATCGGCGCTGCTTGTCTTGCGGTCGAGCACATAGTCAAACGTCAGGCCCTTGGCATCACAAAACAGTGCCCATGCCTTGATTCGATCAATATCAATCTGCGCATCAATCAGCCCAGCGCCATAAAAAAGCGTGCCGTTAACCATCTTGCCGCGCGCGAAGTGCAAAAACCACCAAGCCGGGTTGCGTGTGTGTTGCTTGACCCATGCCGACCCGTTCCACACATCGCAAATAGCACGGGCAATGGCGTTAAATTCATCAACGGCGCCGTTTAACTGACCACTGGCTTTGATGCGCAGCGCAACGCGTTGCTGGCCTGTATAGTCGCCTGTGTCCGGCTGGTAGGCGAGTATTTGATTGACCGCTGTTTCGTTCGATTCTCGGCTGCTCTTAATGTCGCCAGTGACTTTCCAGACGCGCACCTCATATTGCCCGCTGGCGACCGCCCATGAAACAGTGCGGCGCGTTGGCTCTTGCTTGGCTCCGGTCATGCGAACACCCGGAGAGCTTGAATACCCAATAATCGGGTCAGGCGCTTGACCTTGCCAAGGCTGGCCTAGCCGATAGGGGTGCGGCTTCCACCGCCAGTACCCATAAACCGGCGGGTTGTAGTAGTCGCCCGCATAAATTAATTCTTGCTCGCCTTCGGTATGATCGCCGTAATTGGTTGTCCCGAACCTTGCCTGCAACATGCCCGCATAGTCGTCCTGATACTCAAGGCTCCAATAATGGGTCGCGTAAATAGCGTCTTGCAACAACCCAATATCCGTCCACGCTCCCCCAACGGGTCGATACTGAATCCGCAAATCAACCGAGCGAGCGTCAATACCGCCGTCGTCGCGCACGTAAAAGAGTTGCGCTGCCAGTTCAACTGATATGTACGTCGTATTGGTTGCCGTGGTTCGGCTATTCACAACTCCGGACGCAAGCGCAAAGCCTTGAATCGTATCTACGTTGCCCGGAAATAGTGTTAACGCGCCTGTGGCATTCGAAGTCTGAAGCTGAACGCCCTGATAGTTGCTGATCGGCGTATTGCCGATTTTGAAGTCAGACAACTGAAGCGAACCGGCCTGCAACCCAAAGTTGAAAACTTGATTCAGGTACTGATCTTCACCGACGTACTCGGTGTAATAGTTCGCGCCCAAGTCGGGCACAACCTTATGACGACCAAATATAATCGGCATCGGCTCCCATGGGCGCGCGCGATTGCGACCGCCTGAAATAGCGTATGTGGGGCTGGTCTCGTACTTGCCGCCGCTGGATAACTGAGGAAGCGTGGGTTTTGGAGGCGGAAGTAAGGCGCTGATCAGTAGCGAACCGCCAAGCATTATCAGGCCGGAACCTAAAGCGGCGCCTACCGCGCCAGTCGCTCCGAAAAAAGCCCCAACAGCAGGCCCAGCCCACGCAGCCACAACCACCAAAGCAAGCATCGCAACAGTGCGCAATACCTTGCCACCACCGCCGCCACCCTCGCCGGTTGCTCGAATAATAATCTGGTCGCCCGTTCTAGGAATCAGCCGATCCCACAAATGCATCGGAACAGGCCGCGCGTTGTGCCAAACCTTAAACGTCGAGCGGGGCATATTGACACTATTACGCCCAATGTATGCGCCCAAGGTTTCACCGGGCATGAAGGCCGCAACGTATACCTGCTTATTGTCAACGCTCCACGGGTGCGGAAGCGTTACAACAGCCGGTTTTTGCTCGATCATATCCACTTGTAGAAGCCCTGTAATTTAAAAGCCCAGCGCGTCATATCACTCAGCCGTTGACAGATAACCGCCCCCGCGCTTTGGTCGGCGTGCAATATCCATGTCTCGCCATTAATCAGGCAGGCAACGCCAATATGGAAGAACCGGCCACGCGCAACGAACAAAACTGGCTGACCATCAACCGGCGCGTCAACCTGCACTGCGTAGGTGTCCTTTAGTTCCGTTATCTGCTTGGCTTGCTCTCTTAGGCCGGACTCATGCGAAGCGGGTAAGCCTGGGTCGATATTGAGAACTTCGCGGGCGACTCTCTCAGCAAATGCCGCGCAGTCGCCCGACTCGGGTATATACGGCTGGCCGATGTACTTATCGCTCCAATGCATTTCTAGCGCCCATAAAAAAACCGCCCGAAGGCGGTTAGTCTGTTTTGTTTAACTTAGTCGCAAGTTGCTGTGCCTGACATGACCTTTATGTCATTCTCAAGATGGCGTTTCCACGTGCCGTAATAAACGTAGCCTTGATACTCAGTAACATTACCTTGTTGCTTCAAGTCAATCAGTAAGAGAGCGCTGTCAGTCGTTGCGCCCATCATGTACCTAACAAATGAAGCTTCATTCTTGTTCGCAGGGTTGATAGACAGCCTCCCAATATCTCTACAGTTAGTACTGTAGTCGTACATTTCTTGCTGTATTTGTTCGATTGTTAACGGTATCGATCCTGATGCGATATGGTGCTTTTCGTCTCTTAGATCAGAAACGCTAACATTTGTGAACGCCGAGCAGCCTGCCAAAGTTAAAGCAGCCAATAAAATCAGCCAGCGCATAGCCTTTCCTTGTGTCTGTTTGCACTACGAAAGACTACCACAGACCCGGAGCTGAGATCGGATCGTAGCGAATGCCCACCGCCGCCTGATTCAATGTTTCCTGAAAACCCAGATCGCCAGACACGGCCATGTTGTCAATCGCCAGCCCGGTTAAGTCAAGCATCATGTCGTATTCAATGATGTCGGGATCAGAAGGCACGACCTGAAGAATTCGGCACTTTGCCCCCTTGCCGCCACCCGACACTTCCAGCCACTGCGTCAAATCACGACCGATGTTATCGACTGATAAACGCGCTTTAGGGACTTGCTGATCGACATCATCGGGTAAGGTCAACTGAAACGGGCAAGCAATAAATTCATCGCCCTGTATCGTGACAGCTTGAGAATCATTCACCACGCGCACAGGCACAGCTAAATCAGGGTGCGTTATTTCCAGCGCAACCAAAAACGGTTCATCGGCGCTCGTTGCCAGCAGGTTGCGGCGTGCCTTTGCTGAATACGTCATTCGACCGTCTCCAGTTCGCACTCGCCGAACCAGACTCGCCCCGGACTCGACCAGGATAATTTGCCGCCGACAATGCGGGCCTGTTTTACCGTGCTGTCCAATGGATCGGTAAAGTCAAACCAGCCCACGCCCCCGTTAAGATCGTCGCGCATCCATTCATCAAACAACGCCTTGTCCGTCTTGTCCATCACTCGGATAATTACCGAGCGCGTCACGATGGGTTTTGTCCATCGAGCACGCTGTTTAGCAAGGCCACCATCCATTTCTGTTCTCAGAACGCCATAATCACGTTCTTCTGAGTAGCCCTCTAGCATTACCTTCGCGTAAGCGGGGAAAGTAGCCATTACATTGCCCCCTTAAGCTGCTGGGCATACGGGCCGTTTCTGCGCCAGTCGTTGAGCATCACATCAACGACCATGCGCCCCATTGCATCCATGCTTACCTTTGGCTGGCTGGCTGATAATGGTTGGCTGGAGTTATTGATAATGTTGATTTGTGGTGAGCCTGGGGAGCCGCCACCAACAAGCCCGCCGTTTGAGTAACCTTTGTTGATTCGGTCGAGCACGCCTACGCCCACTCGCCTTGTTGCGTCCTGGTTCAAAACATATTCGCCGCGGTGGACGATACCCGCAGGCTCGTATTTGCCGCCTGCGCCGGTATAGCCGCCCGACGACCAGGATGCGAAAGTTGGAGGCGTGTTCAGGTAGCTTTGCGCGCCCAAATCAAAACTTGAGCCTGCGGTAATGCCGCTTGCCGCGCCGCCAAATAACGAGCCTGTAATATTGCCGAGAATTCCCCCTATTTGCCCCGATTGGCTGTAGTTGCCAAAAAGAGCGCTCGCCAGATTCGCCGCAGCGGCATCAGCAACCATTCGCGTAATCATGTCGCCGAACGACTGACCTATGTCGTCAAAGTTGCCCTTGAGAATGTTGTACAAGCCGTCGCCAAGTGAGTTTTGGATATTTCGGGCAGCCTCAAGCGTAAATTCAGAAACTTTATCCATGCTCTTTTCGTGAGCGAGTGCATATTTTTCTGTCTCAACAGCCAAAAGGCCGTACGATTCCATCAGTTGTTCTAGGTCGTCAAAAACAATGTCAGGCTTCTTTTCTTTTCCGGCTTTTGGTTCTGGCGGGATGTAGTCAGGCTTAACATTTATTGTGTCTAGCATCGGCACATCTAGTCCAGCAAAATCTCTATCTATCTGCGCCCTTACGATTTCAAGCCTTGCTTTTGCGTAATCTAACCCCTTTTGGAAAATATAGTTATTAACCCCACCTTCTGATGTAATGCTTTTTTCTAGTTCTTCAATTTCTGCAACTAAGCGTTTTTGTTCAGACAATGGGTCACTACTGTCTCCAAACAAAGCACTTTCAGTGCTTGCCAGAAGGCTTGCAAAATAACTCCTAGAAGATTTTGCAGCACGCAAAAACCCATCGGCAACGTCATTTATAGACGGCAATAAATCATTCGCCATCTGGGTAGATATTGATTGCCCTATTGAATATAATTTCTGAAGGTTTGTATCTAGCTCTTTCGCTGCCTTGACCGTCTCATCAGACATAATGCCGCCCAACCGCTCGGCCTCGTCACCCATTTCGGCCATGCCAGCCGCATTGTCTTTTAACAATGGAATCAGCAACGACGAATCAGACGCCATCGCTTCCATGTAAAAGATCATTTCAGACTGAGAAAGCCCTGCTTTTTCAAGGCTTGATACATATAGGCCTAGCGCTTCAGGGCCAGATAAGTTTCTAAACTGCTCGGCTGTCACGCCAATCTTTGGCGCGATTTGCTCAAAGAAGTCAGCCATCGGCCCGCCGCCAGTAGTGATAAAGTCACCTACGCGGTCTTGGGTGTCTTTGAGAATGTCTGATAGCTTTTCTTGCTCAATGCCGACTGTGCGGGCACCGTACGTCCACCGCTGGAAGTTCTCGGCGCTGGTATTCGTTAGAGTAGCGAACCGGTCTAACTCTTTACCGGTATCGGCCATCTTTACAGCCCAGGCAGCAAAAGCAGTGCCAGCAGCAGCAGCCGCCACACCAATAGCCGCACCCCACTTCTTGGCGGTTTTCTCCATTTCCTGAAGGCGCTTTTCTGCTCGCTTCGTGTCAGTTTCAAAACTGCCCGTTTTCATGAGCAAGTCGATAACTATGGAACCGGCTGTAGCCATGTCCTACCTCTTTAATCCAAACGCTTTGAGCGTCTTAATGTCGGCTTCGGAAAAGTCGTTTCCGCTTGGGTGCAACCATTCGATTCGGTCTGAAACGTCGCCCCCGGCCATGCTTGTTGCAATCAGCGCGGCTGGCCGGTGGTATCTGTGCAGGTCGTCGAACGGACTCATTGCGTAAAACTCTTGCCAGCTTTCAAACTCGGCCTGCGTCATTGATGCCTTAAGCTCCGCAATCGTGCGCCCTCCCAAAGCAAGGGCAAGAACGTGCCAGAACCACTGCTCATCGCCGCGCTTTATGTCTTTTTTTTATTGACTTCCAGAATGGCCGCAAAGATTGCTTCCATCGGTTCAGGTTTTAGTTGCGCCGCCTTTTCCAGCGTGATCGCGGGCTTTCCGTCAGGTGTTACGAGACTGGCCACAATGAGCGGCAAAATCGCCGCCGCCCGTTTTTCGTCGTCGTCGTGGTTAGCTGAGATGCGAAAGCGGTTGAACTCGATTGCAGAAAGCTCTTTAAAGTGCAACTTGTGCTTTTTGCCGTCAGACAGTTCAACCTCTTTCTCATGGATTTCAGCCGAGACAAACAGGGATTCATCAAGCATTTCAAGCCTTTTTGGTGAATGTCACTGAACCGGAGCGCTGAATAGTGAGCGTTCCACGCACAACGTCATTGCCTGCAATATCAATATTTACATCAGCGATATAGCCACGAAAGCCAATACAGGTGCGCGTTGCCACTGGCTCAAAGTCATCGTTACTGTCAAGCGTCGGCGTTCCTGTTCCATCAGACAAACAAGCCATCCAATTAAGCACGACGCCGCCTTCCTTCAAGTCAAACAAGTCTTGATGGCTGGCCGCTTGCGGGTCGAGAATGAACGGAACGGACACTTGGCCGGGGTTGCCCAGGCCAGCCACAAAGGAACGATCCCCGGTTGCTTCCAGGCAGGTATCGTCAATTTGATCTTTGGCCCCGCCCAGTCCTGAAATACCAGTCGGGCAAGCAAGTTTTACGACCAGTGGGCTTGACTCGGTAGGGTCTGCGTAATAAAGCTCTGTGCCTTGGGTTTTTACGGACATTTCATTGCTCCAATAAAAAACCCCGCGCTCGGCGGGGTCTGTAGGTAAAGTTAAGAGGGTTAGCGGGATTTGATAAAGTCGGCTTGCAGGCCTATTCGGTACAGCTTGGTTTCAGATTCAAAGGTGTTGAGAATGACGGTGTTTGTTGTCAGCACAGCGTCTAATGCATCCCTGACTGCTCCGGCCAGTGTTTCAACTTGCGTATCGTCGTCAGACCAGCAGTCAATCTGCACGGTGTCAATATCCGCGCAAGGTGTTGTAAGTGAGTCCTGAGGGGTTCCGGTGACAACGAACCACGTTATGTAAGGCCGAACAGCTCCCTCTGGTGCTTGGCCGTGCCGGTATATGCGCACAGGATTAGTGCCGACAATGGCTTTTACCGCCGTTGTAGAGATCGCAGGGAAAACGAGTGGTAGCATTACCGAGCCTTGTTTTGCAGCGCAAGCTTCTGGACAACTTTATCCAGCCGCTTAACTAAATCTGTCGTAACTGTATTGATAATCTTTTGCCCTTTGCTTTGAACAGCAGGTCGAAGCCAAGGCGTTGCAGGCTGATGCGATGACCCGTATTCAAGTAGATTCGCGGTTTTTCTTGTTGTGACCGGCTTACCTGATCTGTCTGGGTAGGTCTTGCGCTTCACCCTGACTAAATACCGCTCACCCTTGCCAAACGTGGGGGCTTTCCCGCGACTTGCAATCACGTTCTTTTCAAGCAGGCCGCTGGAGTCGTCGCCGTTAATCGCAATCGCTGCCCGAAGGTTTTTCTTGGCCTCGTCGCGCAGTTCTCGTGCGCCCTTTGCCAATGCCAGCTTGACCGGGCCACCGCGCTTTGAGACGACCTCTGGAGGCAGTGATCTGAGCGTAGCAAGAACGCCGTCGACGCCTTGCAAGTCCATGTCAACCTTCATCCCTGATTCACTCCCGCAGTACAGCGCAATCGGTACTCTTTGCGCCCTGTTCTGTCTGTCTCAATGCTGCCAATATCAAACGTATTGCCATCCCAAATCAGGCGCATTTCTTGTGTCAGGCCGGGAAACCAGCGCAGATTGATTCGCGCCGCAACCTCAGCCTGAATCTGGCCTGAATTGTTAAATTCTCGCCCAGGGCCGGATAAAACCTCAGCCGGTACGCTGTCTAGCGGCGTGTCAGAATCCAGGTAAACGGTTTCCCACGCTTTAGTAATGGCGCCCGTATTCGGGTTTTGCGTCTCTACCTGCTCCTGAATATGGACACGGTGTCGTAGTCGATGGGCCAGCATCACACACCCATTTCGATTCTGTAAGGCATGAGCTTTACCTCGGCGGCTTTACGTAGCTTTTCTGCGTCATCAGGCGTTGCGTCATACATCGCCTGCAAAAGGAGCAAAATTCCAATTTGCACGGAAGGCGGCACAGGCTCCGATGAAACTTCCGAATCCCACTCGATAAGATCGGCGCGGTTCATAAACACGCGGGCTTCATCTTCGGCCCCGTCCAGCAGTAATTGAATCTTGCTGTCGTCGCCATTGTGGATAACCTCAAGAAACGACTTCGCAACGGACAAATTGATCTCGCTCATGTCTTACCCTTTACCCAAACAACACAAACAAGCTCTTTGGCGCGTGTGATATTTGGCTTTATCTGAACCTTGCCGAACTGCTCTAACTTCGATACCCACCAGCCAGCAGGGTGAACCGAGCAATGAGCGGGCTTACCATTAGCCAATAAACGGCTGCCAACCTCACAACAGATAGAGAACACTGCCG